TGATGATTGAGAGTTGGTGCCCAAAGCAATACAAATGTCGGTATAACCCGTGGGGGAAAGAGCCGAATATCGATGATGTCATTGACTCGTTAAACAATGCAACGAAAGGTAAATAAATGGAAAATATGGTATTAGATGCGTGGAATGATTTATCTTATCTAGAAGGTATACTATTTACATTTTGGTTATTTATCTTATACTATGGTAAGGTTTGGATAGACAGCAGATTTTCCAAGAAGGATTGCAAATGTTCGCAGCGTTAATTGGACCTATTGCAAATCTAGCGACTAGCTGGATGGACAATAAGGTTGAGAAGACAAAGGCAGAAGGCAAAGCTAAAGTTGCTACTGTTATGGCTAAAGCTAAAGTTGCCGAGAGAGTTGCAGCTGGCGAAGTCGAATGGGAAAAGTCTATGGCTGATGCTACTGATGGAAGCTGGAAAGACGAATTTGCCTTAGTTGTCCTACTTTTGCCTGCAATTTTGGTCTTCATTCCGTCATTTACAGAATATGTAAGAACTGGTTTTGAAGTATTAAATACTTTACCAGATTGGTATCAGTATTTATTATTTATAGCTGTAAGTAGTTCATTTGGAATTAAGGGTGTTGGACAAGCCATGAAACTAATGGGTAAAAAATAATGAAAAGAACAATTAAGAAAGTTATTAAGGGTTTGAAGAAAGCGTCTAAGCTACACGCAAAACAAGCTAAGTCTTTAACTAAAGTAATCAAAAAGAAAAAAGCATAATGGTTAGAGTAAAACAATTCGCAGATGATTTAGCTATAAGTAAAAAACAAGCTAAAAACTTAATTAACAAAGGTCGAAGTCGCAAGGACGGTGGATCGCAAATCTTGGAGAGTGTAATGAAACCAAAAAAATATGGTAGCGGTGGTTCTAATAAAGTCACTAAATTGAAAAAAGGTGACAATTCAAAAGCAACAATGGGTAACTTTAAAAATTTAGTAAATGCAGCAGTTGCAGGTAAAATTTCTCCAAAAGAAGCAGAAGAAGCCATAAGAAAACTAGCGTTGAGTACACCCAAAGTATCTAAAAAACTTGGCGGAGCTACTGACTTTGGAATGTTAAGTGTTAAAGCGGGCATTGATAAAAACCCAAAAGCAACACAGGCGGACAGAATAGCAGGAGCCACTAAAAAAGCTAGAGGTGGTACAACGGATATGAAGAAATCACCAAAAAGAGCCGAGTCAAGAAGAATACCAAAAGCATCACCTAGCAAAAGATCACAACCGAAAGAAACACTTGTTCCTTTTAAGGGTGTCTTAAAAACAAGTGAGGGTGAAAAATTAAGAAATGTTGATGGTAAAACTTTTGTTGTGAAGCCACCAAAATCTAATATGCAAAAAGCAAAGAAGATGCGTGGTGGTGGCATGGCGATTCAAGGACTAGGATTTAAAGGAGTTCGTTAATGGCTGATGATGGTTTTTCAGATGTAGCTGACGTAACTGACGAAGGTTATGATTTTGCACCAGACCCCTCAAGTGTTGGTATGGACTCTGGTGACAATTCTGAAGCATACAACTCTGCTGTAGAAAATCAAACACAAAAACAAGCATACACTACCATGAGAGGTGCTACGGCAACTAATCCTTTTCCAGAGTCTTTCTTTTCTCAAATGTTTGGTGCAGAAAATGTTAACTACACTAATATTATTGGTTCAGATAGAATTGCAGAAATAAATGATCTTAGATACAATCAAGCCACTGGTGGAATGTCAAATAGGACAGGAGCAAACACAGGCAAACCTTATCAAATGGGTGATTATTATATTGGTCAACCCACACAAATGGGAACAGTAAGAGAAGTTCCTCAAACTGGTATAATGAGTGTCATGGATAATTTACCATACATAGGATCTATATCTAACATACTTGGAAGAAACAGAGGACTACCAGAGAATGATCCTCGCCGCATAGCAATGATGGAAGAACAAGCCAAGTCTGCAAATGACCCAACAGTTTTTGATAGAACATCTGATTTTGTTAAGTCTATATTAGGTCTTGATCCAAAAGATTCTGGTGCTTCTTTAGCTGCAAGTCCTATTGGCGAAGGACAAATGAGAGTTCCTGATAATAGAACTTTTGATGCTTTTGGAAATGTAACTGGTTCAAGTCTAAACACAACATCTGGAATAGGGACTATTAACAAAGAAGTAACAAACAATGCTGTTAATAATATTGTTTCTGATAATATGATTGGAAATAATGAGGGTTACTCAACAGTTAACACAATAGGAAACATGACAAAAGAAGAAGCAGACAGAATTAAAAACAGATTAAATTATTAATATGTACATAACCGATTTCCTTCAAAAATATAAAAAAGATTTACAAGCTAGAGTAGATGATATAAGTATTTCCTTGACCAGTGGCAGTGCGTCTGATATTGGTCATTATAAAGCAATGGTAGGTGAAATACAGGGATTAACCTACGCATTGGAACATATACAAACCCTGCTAAAAAAGGTTGATGATGACTCTAATAGTACCAGAATACGTTCTAGCACAGAGGAACGCTAAGAAAAAAGCCGAAGAAGAAGCAAAAAAATTAAACTTAACACAAAGAATACCACAACCCACAGGTTGGCGAATATTAGTTATGCCTTACATGGGCAAAGAAAAGACTGATGGTGGTGTTTATGTACCAGATCCAGTAAGAGAAAGAGAAGCCCGAGCTACGGTCACTGCATATGTGGCGAAAGTGGGACCTCTTGCATACAAAGATATAGACAAATTTGGAGAAGAAGGAGCGTGGTGTAAGGAAGGCGATTGGGTTTGCATTGGTCGTTACGCTGGTTCACGATTCCAGATAGAGGGTGGAGAAGTTAGAATAATCAATGATGATGAAGTCATTGCAACCATTGTCGATCCAGACGACATAAAAACATACGGAGCTTAGTATGCAAGAAGAAAAACTGAAAGTAGAAGAAGTCGAAGAAGAAGGACAAGAAATAGAAGTTGAAGATTCTGAAGAAGATGTTCAACCAGAATCTAATGAAAACAAACCTGCTGTTGAAGTAAAAAAAGAAAAAGAAGAAGACGATCTTTCTGATTATTCTCAAGCAGTAAAAAAACGCATATCTACACTTACTTACAAGTATAGAGAAGAAGAGAAACAAAGACAGGCTGCAGTTGAATTTGCTGAATCTGTTAAAAAACAAAATGATGAATTAAAATCTAAATTAGAAAAATTAGATAATACTTATGTTGGAGAGTTTGATACAAGAGTTCAATCTCAATCAATCGCTGCAAAAGAGGCTTATAGGAAAGCAGTTGAAGAAAATGATGTTGACGCTATGTATGAGGCACAGCAGAATATATCAAGAATTGCTATGGAAGAGGCTCGTCTTAATCAACTAAAAACAAGAAAAGAAGAGCAGTCAAAAGAAGCTGAAGCAACACCAGCACCAGCACAACAACCTCAAGCACAACCAAAACCAGACCCTAAAGCAGAGGAATGGGCAAAGAAAAACACATGGTTCGGGCAAGATCAAACGATGACATACGCAGCTTTTGGTCTACATAAGCAATTAATTGAGGAAGAAGGGTTTGACGCAACGTCAGATGACTATTATACTGAACTAGATAATAGGATTAGATCGGAGTTTCCGCATAAATTTCAAGAAACTCCTAGAAAATCTAATAGTCCCAGAGTCGCCTCTGCTGGGACAACGGCTTCAAAGTCGTCATCACCAAAGGGACGCAGAACAGTCAAGTTGACT